ATCAGGCGCCATTGTTGATGCAACTATGGCTATGACACGAATGATGCGCCTACAACAAGTCTTATGCGGTCATATTAATAGCTCTGAGGAAAAGCACAGACACAATCCTGATCTTGTGCCTTCACATAGAGCAGATTACACCGCAGAGATAGTGGAGGAGGCCAGTAGCAAATGTATTGTATTCTGTAGATTCATTATGGATGTTCAGCTGATTTGTAGCGCATTAGCCAACAGAGCAATTAGAAGCGTTGGCATATCATCATTGGTTGATGGATCTACCAGACTCAAGGAAATTGATAGATGGCGTTATGATCCTGAGATCAAAACATTAGCAATAACAACTGCTACTGGCGGCACAGGACTCACATTGAACGAAGCTAGCACCACAATATTCTATAGCAATGGTTGGTCATCTACAGATCGGATACAAGCCGAAGACAGAAACCATCGCATTGGGACTTTATCTAAGGTTACATATCATGACATCGTTGTTAAAAATAGAATTGATCATAGATTGTTGTTTGTTCTAAAGCAAAAGCAAACTACAGCAAATTGGTTTAGAAGTATTGCTGATGTTCAAAGGTTTTTAACAGATGACATACAGCAATGATTGTTATTCGAGCAAATAATCCAAAAGAAACTCTTCAAAAAATTATTGACTATATTGAAAATGAAATTCATCGATATGAGAGATTTGCAAGAACAACTCATTTTCGTCATGAAGCAAATGTCAGCAAAACGAGTGCAAAGACTTTGGTTCTATTAAATATTGAACTTAAATCTGCAACAATTATTAATAAATCCGAGCGGTAACGGAAAAAAGACTAGACTTTTCCCTCGCTCCGGGTTACTATCCGAACCGTCCTTTTTACTGCGCCTATTTACTGGGTGCGCCAGTAAGCCGTGATGGTTCTCTGGCGAAAAGGAAATCAGATGTTCAAACCAATGTTGTAGATTGAGCGCGCGGGATATTCCCCGCGCGTGATCGTCGCGCAACTTGGGGCTGAGGGAAAGGGCAGGTATACACTGCCCTTTTTCATTTCATGGTGGCGCATACCATGGATTATCTTGCAATTTAATTCTGACAATATCGCAATGTTCTCTTACTGCAATGAAGTTTCGATTAGACAAATAGACAAGACAATGTGTGCCTTTAGCGAAGTGTCCAGTTTCCAATGGCTCGCGTATTGTTGTTATCATTGTCGGATTGACAAAGATACGCTGGCCAGTAGGACCATGTAATTCAACCAACGCATACGCAGCAATTAACCATTTCACTTCTTTTTTGGTGGTCTGCCAATAATCTGAATAGGCTTAACTACCAAACCTGATGCTGCCATAAGTGGCGTTATTCCTGGTGGCAAATTTCTGAAACGTTCAACCACCACATCAGGATCTTCACTGAGAAGTGGAAATGAACTTACCAATAGTGGAGTAGGTATCTTCTCGCTTTCATCAGGCATCGTATTGGCCTCCGGTTTGAGTTACGCCAGCGATAGTTCCAGGAAACAAATTTACGCCTTTGCCACTGTTATTAATAACGCCATTATTACTAACAATATAACGAGTTCCAACCGCTGTTTGAGTAATAGTGGTTGATCCCCAGCCTTGAATATAACCACCACTATCAGCTTGCGCAAAAGCAGAACTAAATGTCAATGTAGTTGTAAGGGTAATATTAGCATTAACAATAGTAATATTTCCAGCATTAACAGCCAACATATGTTGAGGTGCATTACCATAAAGGCTATATGTTGGAATTTGAGTGGGCCCAAGTCTCATATAAGGATAAAAATTGCCTCCTGTTGATATCCACATATGACGATTAGAGCAAGGGCCAAAAGCAATATTCTCATATAAAAGATAAGCGCCAGAACCAGCCCAGCATCCTACACCGGCAGGTCCATAAGCAATATCTGTGCCAGAAGCTTCTAAAGAAAGACCACGTATTACAAGTGAACTAGCACCAGATGCTGCTACTGCTGTACCATTGGTATTCTTTATGATATATGAACGCGAATTTAGAATATCACCTTGAACAAAAATTGGACCACCAAAGTTGCGATCTGTGCTAAATGGTTCATAAGTAGCTGGCGTTTTGAGTTGAATAATTACACCATTACCCGCAGGATCAACATGACCATAAGCATAGGTAATTGCTGCTTGCACAGTTCTAAATGGCAAGCCACTAGAACCATCAGCAGTAGTATCATTGCCATTTAACGCATCAACGAACAAGGTAAGATTAGTAGCCAGTTTGACTTTTTGACGTTTGTTTAATGCTTGTAATAAAAGTGTCAGATCAGTTTCACTAAGAGCTAATCCACCATCAGTAATAACGTTGGCTATCTGACCATACAACCAGTTATCTTTGTCATCATTCCATTGAAACATGCTGTTGAATTGTTCAACCGTTGGTGGTGCTTGTCCGATGAACGCCCAGCCAGCATCAGCTTGGGCATTTGTCGGATCATCAGTAACACCTTGAGTTGCCCACTCCTGGCCGAAACGATTCCACCATGACGAACCTGACATACATCTGACTCCTTATGAAGATGATACTCTAACTTCACCGTTGGGTCTTTGATCTTTGGGCATTTGTGGCATCATTTGTTGCTGTATATTGCTAATCAAAGGCGCAACAGTTTTGAATGGATAATCAGCAAGCATATTCAGCACTCGCATCCATTCATCTTGTGGTAATGTGATTGTGATCTCTGGCATCATAGATCTGCCGAAGCTGTATAACCGTAATTGAAATTTACCCAAGATCCTGCTGCTGTTATTGTTGGAGAAATATTAAATCCATCTATCACAGCAGCAGTTACTGGAACCGCACTCCAATTACCGCCGCTTGATGGCGTAAATGTAATAGTCGGAATAGAACGCATTCTTGCAGGGAAAAGTATTTGCCAATATAGGCCGCTAGTTGTTGATCCTGCCCATCCTCCCAATGTGCCACTACTAGAACAATAAAAACGTTGGCAATGTTTTAAATCATCTTGAGAATCTATCTTTTCTAATTGTGTTGCTGTTGCTCCGATTTCTAATTGAATGCCCCACAACCAAAATTGTCCGGACTGAATAGGGATATTAACGGTGCTGCTATCTGAAAAATAAAACACTAGTGTTGTGTAATCAGTTCCAACATTAGTTCCAAATGTTTTACCAGCCGCTGACGGTAAAGTAAACACCATACTATAACGCGCAAAAGTTCCAGTTGTAGTAATCCTTTGCGCAGGAACATAAACTGTAGGTGATGGTGATCCGCCAGTTCCAAAATTTTGACCAAGTAATGCAGAAATCACCAACGGTGGAGATGATGTAATTGCCCAAAATGATAAGATAACAGTTTTACCAGATAAACGCAATACATTTTCAATACGATGCTGTAGTTGAGAAAAAGAACCAGCCGTCGCACTTCCAGTCACAGTCAAATTTAACATAGATGTTGCGGACTCGTCACCAATTTGTGCGCGGTTGGCATCATTTACCCCTACTATTCTAGTTGAACAAGTATCACTACCAGCAACAAATTGAGACCATCTATCAGCTGTATAAGCCCCAGTTGTTGTCCACGGCCCAGCACCGCGCTGCTGAATATTAAACAGCCCATTGTGTAATAAATTACGACCAACATTGTTGAGCGTTGATGACATGCTTGCTGGCTGAGACGCAACACTTGCCCATTTAGTGCCATCCCATTGAACAACACTACCATTAGGTTCTATTACTTGCTGGCCGACCGTGGGTGTATTTGGGAAATCAAACATTGGTCTTCACCTCTGGTGCCGGATCAGGCTTATGGCCAAGAGCGCACCATTCGAGATATGCCTGATAATCCACATTTGCTGGATCATCAGGAATGAAAGCATTATCACTCTTGCGAATGATGATATGCGGATCATTAGTCAGTTGATAGTCTGCCATGTGTATCTCCTATAGATCAGCCGAGATAGAATAAGTTGGATTAGATGGGAAATCATATGCCATTATTAGAGATCGGCGCTGGCGGTTGCGCTGCATGAGAACTGCGCTGAGCCAGTTGCCGTTATAGTTATCTGCACGCCAAACCCGTTCGCGCTTAGGTATTGCGGCAATGCCGCAGAGCAGTTCGTGTAGCTGATACCAGCGAACGCAACCGTCGGTGCTGCCCGCAGTGTCGTGGCGAATATATATGGCATAATGATTTGCCCACTTGCTTGGCTGTAAGTGAGAAACCCCAGCGACGGGTAAGACTGATAAAAACGTTGGCAATGTTTCAAATCATCTTGATAATCAATTCGCTCTAATGGTGTAACATAAGTGCCTAATTCCCACTGCATTCCCCATAATTGAACTGTGCCTGTTTGAACACCAATATTGTTACCATAAGTATTGCCTTGATCAGAAAGAGATAAAATCAAATTTGCAAAATCACTTCCTGCTGTGCCGAATGTTTTACCAGCAATTGATGGGTGAATAACTGGAATACTATAACGAGTCCATGTTGCTGTAAGTGGTCCTACAGTTCCAGCTAATATATTAACTGTTGCTGATGGGCTACCACCAGTTCCAAAATTTTGAACTCCTGTTATACCAATGCGCGGTGTTCCACTTACTGCCCGTGCCCAAAATGAAAGCATAAAAGATTTGTTGCCAAATCGTTTTAATGTTTCCATTCTTTGAAGAAATGAACAATATGATCCTGCTACTGATGATCCTGTGAACACTACTTGATAAGCAGTTGCTGCCCATTCATCTCCGATCTGTGATCTATCAGTATCAGATAATGTAATTATAGACGCACTTAAAGTATCATTTACCATATTTATTTGCCATCTATCAGAAGTATAAGTCGCAGTTGTTGTCCATGGGCCTGTGCCTCTTTGTTGAACTTGAAATGTAGGATTATGTAGCCAGTTACGACCAACATTATTTTGAAATGTTGGATTAGTTACAACATTTGTCCATAAGCCATTACGTCTTGCGTATATGTTGCCATCTAATGGAGCTTCACCAATACTTGCTGGCACAGCAACAGACGGCACCCATTGAGATGAATTGCCATCATTATACCATAAGTATAATTGTGCGCCTACACTGTCGAACCATAGCCATCCTGCTTGTGGATTTGCTGGTGGTGTATCTCCTATAATTACATATGGTGCTGTTGGTGTCTGGCCAGCAGCCCATTTGATACCATCCCAACGCCTAACAGTTCCATCAGGCATCGTGATTGTTTGGCCGGTTGTAGGCGCATTAGGAAAATCAAACATTATGATCTCCTATATCAACAGAGACTGAATAAGTTATATTAATAGCAGTTGATCCTACAATTGCCGTGAATTGGTAGTTGGATGGTGTGCCGCTCATGGGTGGGTGTTCCTTAGAGGTCGGCGGATAGTGCTAAGTCAAACGCGCACCACGAATTGCCGGATGCAGCCGACGTATAACTGAGCCGGCATACAGCAACGCCAGTGCCTTGGGCGGTGAGTGCGCTTCCGTTAGCATAACTTACATTGGCAAATGTTGCCGTCGGCGCGGCGCGCATCATGGTCGGAAAGGTAACTGCCGGAACAGTAAGCGCCCCGCTGCCTGGCGTGTATCCGGCAGACTGACATGCGGGAATAACCTGATAAAACCGCTGGCAGTTACTCAGATCGATCCGATAGTCCAGTTTCTCTAACGGCGTGGGTTGTGTCTGCCCGGGTTGCGCGATTTCGCATTGGATACCCCAGATATTAATGGTCCCACTTTGCACGCCGACATTACCCGAGCGGGTCGCGAAGGTTGAGCCGGCGGAGAGCCAAAACTCAAGTTGCGTATAATCGTTGCCGTTTGTGCCAAGCGTCCGGCCGCTCATGCTATACAGATTAAAGATCAGGAAATACCGAGCAAAGTTGGTCGTCGATAACGTGACGGATTGTCCCGGCAGATTGAATGACCCAGAGGGCGAACCGCCAGTGCCGTATTGTTGAGTGAACGTCAGACCTAGCTTTAGCCCCGCTACGCTCGGGCTGGCCCAGAATGACACGACCACCGTCTTGCCGGCCAGTCTTGGCAGCCCTTCAATACGCTGCGTCAAGTTTACATAATCGCCGGCTCCTGCCGTGCCGTTGAAAACCAGGTTAGCCACGACTTGGCTTGCTTCATCGCCAATTTGCGCACGGCCGGCATCGGTCTGCGCAATGAGCGACACGGTGGCCGTGCTGGTAGCTATGCCTATTAACCAGCGATCAGCACTGTAGACAGCCGTCGTCCAAGGCCCGTTGCCTCTTTGCGCGACGCGAAACAGCCCATTGTGCAACACGTTGCGCCCG